TTATAATTAATCATGGAATTGATTGCAGATTGTATACTCAAGCTAGCGCTTGTTATCTTAATTTCTGATGGCCATTTAGCATTTAATATTTTATGCTGTAATTCTTCATTATGAGGTTCATCACTGTTAGATAATGCATTCTCCATAAATTTTGAAAAATACAAGGGTGATGAAGAATACTTAAAAATCCACTCTTTCAGATAGTGCAGAGATTTGGAAAACCCGTTACTATGACCAGAAAGCACCATATTTAAATGAAGAATTCCCCCCATCCCTCCTAGACTTGTAGGCAAATATATAACGAAGAAAAGTAGATCCTGGATCAAATTATCGTACATCTGCAGATATAATAATCTATCAGGATTATCTAAGAACTTTTCCCGCGCTAACGGCATAGGAAGTAAATCAGTAATCTTTAAATTATCTATATCGATGTCTATTGATTGAGCTCTTGCATTCAAATAATGTGCCATGTCATTCTTTATAGCTTGACTTGTCTTTGCTATATTTTCACTTGACAGTAAACCTGAGTCGTCTTTTATATGATACAATAATTGACTTAGTTGACTCGGTAATCCTTTCATGCTCAAAGAACCTTCCTGCTGCGGAACAGATAGTAGCATGTGCGGCAAACGTGCAAGCAATATGCCTAACTTATAATTTTTTAGGTAACAACATGTTTCATTATGGTTGCTTGCTTCAAGTGCAGATGCTGCAGAAGAACATATACCTGCTACTTCTAATTCATCGGAAATCATCATCGGATTGTTAGCACCGCTCACTGCCATTAATCTCTTTAGTGTTGAGTCAGCTCGCACACCATTTGCATAATGTTGACGAAGTATTGTTGCTCTATGCTTTGAAAGTGTTGTTTGGCTGAATTTAGCCGTCATGCCAAATTTCTCACAGTGGTCCATGACTTTAGAAAAAAAAGCCTGAACAGTCTGTTCTGTGGCTTGAGGTATACTTACAATGGCATCTACATCATCAGAATAGACCATTAATTGCTTTATTTCAAGATCAGTCATATGTCGTAACAACTTCATCATTAACAGCGTATGTAGCGTCCATGCAGGATTCATCCACCCCTCTATCCCACCATGTTGACCCTTACTCGTAATAACTTCATCTAGATATTCATCATAATGATAGACCAACAAGGCGCCAAAATAATTACTCAATGACCCCCACCCGACTTCACCAAAAATATTTCCGATAAATTCTAATAAATC